ACCTTGACGAGTAGTCTGTTCCCAGAATTCTACTAGTTGCGGAGTCTTGGATGTTAGTAAGTGTGAAGTAAGGTGATCTTCCGCATAGCCTTTAACTTCTACACACCAAAGGTTGGTTCGCCCAGGGACATACAAATCGCCCTTAAGCTGATGTTTAGGGTCAAGAGCACCTGAACCAGGCACTCTTTCCCATGCTAAACCTGTGTGCTTTTTTAACAGATCACGTACTGTGGTTTCTGTTCTAGCACCTTTGGCTCTAGCGTCTACGACCATTACTTTTTCGCTGGTTCTTCTTCGGTAACAGGACTTGGAGTTTCCACTGGTTCGGGAACCCGTTCGGCTACAGGAGCCGCCTCAACTGGTGCGGGAGTAGGTGCAGGAGTTGCTACTTCTTCAACCGCAACTTCTACGCCTTTAACATCAAAAGTGCAGCTAGGATCTACTCTAAAAATGGCTTTGCCGATACCGATTACTAATACGCTTTTGCTATAGTCATCAACAGTATCGCCAACGGACAAAGCTACACCAGCACAAGTAATTTTTACATTACCTTCAATTTCTTCTAAAATCATACTATACCTCTATCTGGGATATATTGTTACGTTTAATAACATTAATCTTTTCTAGTAATGGGTGGCTAAAACCATGGCTTACCAAGAAAGTATTTAAATGTTCCTCTTGTAGTAATACTTCAACTAACTTTTCTTTACCATCAGTATCAAGTGTTTCTACGGTTTCATCCAGTATTAATAGATTAATTCTAGAACTGGACAATGTTTGCATTAGTTTTCTGATAGCTAATAATGTAGCTACATTAACTCTTGCTTTTTCACCCCCACTAAGAGCCAGTATTTCAATATCTTTTCCATTATCAGTAATAACAACGTTTAATTTGTCACTAGCGCTGATTTTAAAACCAATTTGAAATCTTCCATCGCTTAGATCAACCAAATACTTATTTGTAATTTCTTCTAAGTCTTTTACTAAACTCTCAATTTTATAAGCTACTAAACCTGTTGTACTAAACGTTTTTGTTAAAACATTTAAAATACTCATTCTTTCACTTAATTCATGTAACTTACCACTATAAGTTTCTAACTCTTGGTTCATTTCAACCAATTGTTTAGATACTAAATCTACTTTAGTATTATGTGCAGTTACTTCTTTGTTATATTGTTCTGCTTCAACTATTCTGCGTTTTGTAGCAGTAATTGAATTTTGTAGTTCTGTAAATTGTTGTTGTAGTGTTTGCTTATCTAAAAGTGTTTCGGGTAGTTCTGTATCAATAAGTGTGTGATACTTTTCCCAATCCTCTTGCGCTTTTTGAGCATTTTGCCAAGCAGTTAAACTTTCTTGGTATTTGTTAGATTCTGCATGTATTTCTTCTAATTCAATAAACAATCTATTAATCCTAGCTTCGCTAGTTTCTTTAATATCGTGTTGCTCATTTATTAGTTCTGAAATTTTATGTGTGTCAATGGGCTGTAGACAAGTAGGGCAGACGCCCTCTAGTTTAGCCATTTTTTGAACAAACGCTTTACTATCTTTTACAGTTTTCTGTAATTCGATAACTTCATTGCTTAATGTTCTATCTTTTGCTTTGATACCTTCAATATCTGCTTCAGGTTTTTCAGGAAGCGGCAATAGTTTAATTTTTGATTGTAATTGTTTATATGTATTATTCTGACTAATCTTTTTATTAGTCGATTCAATAGTATTAATACTAGATTCTAAAGTTGTAGCTTCTGACAACAAACTAGTATCTAGTTCAGGAGCCATTACAGGTTCTTTTAATGTTAGATCCGTTTTTTCATACTTGTTTAGCCAACTTGTAACAGTATTAACTTGTGATTGTACACTAGCAATATCTTTGGTTAGTTGAGTTGATACTTCTTTGAAAACTTCGGCAGCACGAGTGTACTTGCCTAAATTTAAAATTTCAATCAAAAACTTTTTGCGAGCAGTATCAGGAGCAGTTAAAAACTCTAAACTACTAGCGTTTGATTGATAAACAATTTGTGCAAAGCTTTTATGATCGAAACCTAATATGTCTTCAATCATTTTATAAGTAGCTGTTGCAGTATGTGCGCTAATATCTACACCTTCTTTGAACAGTTTAACTGTTTGAGCAGTACCACGACTAGACTTAATTGTATAATCTGTGCCGTCTCGGTTAAAATCTAGTTCAATAGTATAAGATTTATCTTTAACATAGCGATTAAGAATATCTGCTTTCTTGATACCTTTACTATTCTTGTTAAATAATACTTCTTCTAGGATAAGGGCAATGGAACTTTTACCATGTCCATTGCGGCCCACCAATTGCGTTAGTGGTGCTGCTACAAAATCAATCTTGTTATCTTTTCCGTAACTAAAGGCATTAGCCCATCGTAGTTGTTTTATAGTTATCATTTATTGCTAGTCTCTTTTTTAGTTCTGGTAAGCCACCAACATATTCGCCATCAAGGAAAATCTGTGGAACGCTACGAGCGTTAGGCACTTTTTCAATTAAATCTTTTTTAGTATATTGACCAGCACCAATCATACATTCATCGTATTCAATAGCATATGCTGTTAATAGCCGTTTAGCTTCTTGACAGGCTGGGCAATTAGTTTGTGACCAAACTTCGGCTTTATTCTGTTTCAATTTTGTCTGCATAATTTTGAAATTCCTTTAGTACATTTTCTATAGTATCTTCAGGCAGCTCTAATATGTATGCAAGATACTCACGGATTTCTTCTGACATAGACATTTCTTTATCTAAGATCAGTGCGGAATCTGTATCCCGCTTAATTACTTTGCGATCAATCAGGTCACTATCTTCTAGTTCTCCTAATTCCTGCATATCTCCTTCAACTTGATAGATCGTATGGTCATAATCAGTTGGAGGTTTAGGGTCATGTACAGCTACTGTACGACGAATAAGTTGTGGCAGCTGTAGTTTTCGCCATTCATGTGTTAGAGACTCGGTATCCAATATAACCACACCAGTATCCACATTGTGACGATGAAAACTAGTAGTGACGGGACTGCCAGGATAGACGATATTTTTCTGAGAATTTTCATAACTATGTAAATCGCCAGCTAAAACTACTTTCCAGCGCGCAAATAATTCTAAGTCTAATTCAGGTTTTACGTGTGGAGGAATCTCTCCACGAGCATGAGTAAAACAAATATCACCGTACACTAAGTGCGGAGACTTCTCAAACTCTTTTAGTTTATTATATGGAATAAAATCCATGTTATCCAAACTGTAAAAATCATCAATAATTTCTACTTTGGGATTTAAACGATTAGTAACTTGCTTTAAGTTTGATAAAAAGGTTGTATCCTTTTTAACTGCTTCGTGATTTCCTGGATAAATAATTGTTGGAATCTTACAAGCATTTACTAAATCAAAATATGTTTCTAATTCTTCCATATTAGGAAGTTTATCAAAAACATCTCCACCAATAACAAAAAGATCACACTCTGATTGAATGTCTTGAAGTTGTTGCCAGAGCATATTAAACCTATTCTTAGCCCACTCAATAGGTACGTTCTTCTGACCCAATTTAATATGGACGTCAGCTGTAAATAATACTTTCATTTTGTCCTTGAGACAGAAAAGCCCGCTAAGCATTTCGTTTAGCGGGCTTTGATTTTTAACCTAGTTCTTTGACTGCTTCTTGCTCAGAAGATTCGGCTTCGCCTTCGTCTTCAGTGTTGGTAGTAATCTTTTCCAACAATGCTTTTACATCTGCTTCTGTAGGACGAGGAAATTTCTCATCAATAGATTTAGCAGCATCTGCCAGAGCACGCTCTTCATCGGTCAGTGGACGGGCTTTGCAACGCAAAACCTGCAGTGTATACTCAACATTAAAAGGCAGTGGGCCTGTCTTTACACGCTTGAATACAACATCCCAACCAGTATCATAGTCAGTAGGGTCTCCCAAATCTTCAGCCGCTGTAACGATTTGCTCAAACAATTTCTTTTTGAGATTGAGAGCAACAACTTTTTGCGACTTAGGGTCAATACAATTTACAGAATAGCTCCAAGAGCATTTTGCTTCTGGGAAGTACTCGGTAACATGATCTTTTTCAATGTTATCAAACTTCTCCTTTTCACGACTAAATGCCAAACATTCAACTGGAATATCTTTGTTATTAGTGCCTTTCAGCCAATAAATATATCGTGGAAGAACTCCGCCAATTAAGCGGACCGTGTTTTCGCCATCTTTGTATTCGTAAGATTCGACTTTGTTTGATTGTGCTTTACCTTTGGTATTTTTAAAGCTAAGTGCCATTTTTATTTTTCCTCGTATTTGAAGTTAATTTTGTTTTCTGTTATTTTTAGTAGCGGATTTGATTTTATTGCGTTTAGGTCAATATCTGAATAGAAAGATAGGTCGAGATATGTATAACCGTAATGTTTATAGATTGCGTAGTTTCTACGCCCCGCTAACCGAATATATTGCGCTTTGTGAACAATATCTGTAGTGGTATCAGTAAATAAGGCTGCAGGGTTTATTAGAAAACTATTGCCGTTTAAGTTAAAAATCGGTTTGATTTTACTGTACTGGTTTTTAGGAATAGATTTTCTAATAAAGTGCAATCTTAAAGTTTCAACTAATTTTACAGAGTCACATTGTGTTGTGGTCTCAAGCAATCCAAGGTTGAAGAAAAGGGTCATATACTGAAACTTAATAACTATTATACCATTTTGGATACCATTTGACAAGTGAAATTTTATCTACGCTAATACTTTCCAGCCTTTGCGGAGATAAAGCCCTAACCTATCTGTGTTTTGCTTCTTATCGGCGTAACCAGCAAATTGAATATCTACTATGATTGGGTCTAGTTTACCATCATGCATTCGCATAATCCTACCAGCAATTTGTTCTAGTAAACTATCATTTGACATTGGTACTGCTAATATTACGCAACTAAGGATGTTGATTGAGATACCCTCTGAAAATATTTGCCTGCTTCCAGCAATGCACATTTTTTCTTTGGCAAGGATTTGCTCTTTTGCCCGTTGTCGATCTTCAAAACTGGTGTTCCCAGTAACCAACAAACACGTTTCACCAACATACTCTTTTACCTTTTCTAAGAATTCTACTCGGTCAGCAATAACTAAAACACTATGCCCTTCAGCAACGTGCATTTTAGCTATATCTGCAATAAATTGTCTGTAATTTTCATTTTGGGTAAGATCAGTAATCTTATCTACCCAGGTTGCATTAGGTTTAAGTGTAATGCCACTTTTTACCATGTGTATGGTAGGAGGTATTGTATTCGATACTGGAGGTTTTAATACTCGTGTGCCGAAATAGTCTTTAAAGAGTATATGCTTGCCATCTTTCCGCTGCATCGTCCCGCTAAGTGCGATTCGGTAACGGGCATGGAAGGCATCAATTGTTCCTGCAAATGTAGTGGCAGGACAGTGATGTGCTTCGTCCAAGATAACAGTTCCAAACTCTTTAGCCAGTTCTGTAGTGTGTTTAACAAGGGTTTGGATATTGGCAACGGTGATAAAGTGGTCATCATGGTCCACTCGTCCACCACCAATAACTCCGCAGTCTGTTCCAAATAATGTTCGTATCTCTTCGCACCACTGATCTCGTAAGGCAGCAGTGTGTGTAATGACCAAGGTCTTCTGTTCGAACTTTCTAGCCAGATGTAATGCTGTGAAAGTCTTTCCCCAGCCTGGTAAAGCATTGATGAATACAGTGTCGTCGACTTGGTCGTAGATGGTTTGCTGATCGTCATATAGCTCAAACTTAGGGTCTGGAAAAGGGGCAGGAACTAAAACGCGTTTATCTACTATTTCATAATCGCTAGGGATTAAATCTGTGCGACCTTGCGGTATAGATAAAATACCTTTGATTAAGGACTTATAATTTTTAATAGTTTCCACACTGGCAAACTTCTTACTTCCAGTATCTTTATGAATTTTGTAAGTAAGAGATTTAATTATGTGTTTAGTATGCTCTACACCTGGATTATCTAAGTAAATTCTATTTGATATAATTGCTTTTGCCATTATACTAATCTCCACGTATCTTTCTGTGGATGTTCATAGTAACCATAGAATAAATAACTATTATCCATATATAAAACCCCTGCATATTGATGATAACTTTCAGGCTGTATCATAGTTTTAAATCGGTGTGATATACCTTCTAATTCTAACACACACCCTATACCATCCGCAGGTAAAACTTTAGTGATCTTCTTTGTTGTCAGTTTGGCGCGTGTAGTTTTTTTATGTTGAAAAACTTTTCCGTGGCTGTCTATAAACCAAGTAGTAGATTTTGCCAACTTAATAATATCTACAAGAAAGTATACTGCTGAACTTATAGGGAATAACGTTGCTTTGCCTTGCAAAACGAGTCTGCGTAAACCTAGAGTTGGTTTATCTATTGACCTATCGTCTACGAACCTATAATTTGTTGTGTGTTCAGCAGTATCCTTATCACTATATTCTGATTTGTAGTATACTATGCCATTATCTTCGAAAGGCTGTTTCTCACCCAGCCTGAACACGGGAAATACGATCTCCTGCAACTTCATAATAGCTTTCCCAGTCACCAAAACTGTAATCATAGCCTACATCTTGGTCAACACCGATAGGGCTATTAGGAATAGAGCAACCCCAATCGTGTTGTGTATTCCGTTTTAAAATTTCGCAATAAGCATCCACATCAGATTCTTTTACTAGTGCTACAATAGAGTCATGTACTAACATGAAGATTTTTGCATCAATGCCTTTTGCTGTAATTTCGTCAGCAGTTCGCATTGCACCGAGTAGATTAACGTCTGAGGCAAGGCTTTGTACTTCGGCATTAATTCCAGACCTGACTTCATGTGCTGCAATGCCTTTATCTGAGCTAAAGACATTTGGTAAGCGGCGTTTTCTACCAAAGAATGAGTATGTGTATCCATTTTGTTCAATAAATGATTTGCGAGTATCTAACCAATTTTTTAACTTACTAAATTTCTTAAAGTAAGATTTAATATCGTCTCTGGCTCTGTCAACAGGGTATTCTTCACCAGTAGCTTTTGATACAGTCTGAGATACTTTATTAGCACCCGAACCATACAAAATACCAAAAGAAATAGCTTTAGCTGATTGACGCATAGCAGCATACTTTTTCTTTACATCTTCAACCGCACATGGCAAATCAAATACCATTTTAGCAATAGTTGAGTGAAAGTCACCGCCACTAGAAAACACTTCTTGCAAATTCTTATCGCCTGACAACACAGCAGCATAATACATCTCGGCTGTGGTCAAATCCTGCGATACAATTTTGTAGCCTGCTGGAGCTTTGATGCAACCTTTGATAATAGGGTTGTCGCGAGGAATTTGCTGAGCATTGAACTTGCCAGAACTACTAAGCCTACCGCTAGTAGTAAATATAAGATTAAAATTTGTACGAATACGACCATCACGATCAAGTTCTGGTAAAATCTTTGAAATATAGGTATTTTGGATTTTTCCAAGTTGTCGCACCTTTAATATCGCCGCAGGGAGTGGGTGCTCCTCTGACAACTGTTCAAGTACCTCTGCATCTGTTGAGACTGCACCTGTAGCAGTTTTCTTTCCAGTGGGGGATAAACCAAGATAGTCAAACAGAACAACCCGTAGCTGCATAACGCTATTGGGATTAAAGATTTTTCCAGTATCTTGCTCAAAACGCTTAACAGACTCAAATCCATATACCACCTGCTTGGCTTTCTCAATTTCTTCATCAAGATACAAATTAGCAGCAGCCATTCGTTCTTGACTAATAGGAATTCCTACTTCCTCCATGTCCATCAAGAACAGTGTACCAGGAATTAGGATTGTTTCGTACACATAGCGTAGCTTATCGTTCTTTTGTACGATAGGCCAAAATTTCATAAATAAGTCGTATGTTACGGCAGTATCAATGCTAGCATAACGACTAATAGTATCAAATGGAATAAGGTCATAAGTAAAGTCATCCTGTAAGACGCCATTCTTAGCACAGTACTCTTTCTTGAAATCATCTAATTCTGAATCGTAATCACCATAGTCTGTATACTTGAGAGCAAGCTGCTTTAGACCATGACTATCAGTTTCGTCCAATACATAATGCATAACCATTGTGTCATGAACTTTGCTACGATCAAATGTTAAACCTAAATGATAGGATAACATTTTGTAGTCAAATTTCATGTTATGAAATACAATAGTAAAAGTATTACAAATCTTTTGCAATAATTCAATGCACTCTTCATCCATAGCATCGCATAGGATGTATCTGCCATGCTTAGATTTATAACTAATAGAAACTCCGAGTACATATCCGTCACGAGGATAAAGTCCAGTTGTTTCAGTATCGAGTGCTACATAGCCTTGAGCGTTGTCAAGAACTTCTAGCAAAAATTGTCGAGCTTCAACAGTATCATCAATACCTTTGAAATCGCCTTCTGTAGCAGGGCGTAATGTGCCTTCCATGTACTTGTGAATACGATCACAGGCTCGTTGAAAGTCTGGTTTACCTTCTGGTTTAAACGCCAACATTGCAGGATTTGAAATAGCAATGAATTTGTCTGCAACTAATTGACCAGCCATATTAGTTACTGAAGTAATTTTAGCATATTCTTTAGCTGCTTCTGCGCCTACAAGAATAACATAATCATATGGTTCTAAGTCTACTTCTAAATCTACATCTTTTTTCAGTAATTTAGTAATAGGTACAGAACTCATATGATAATGGTCAAAATCAAAGTTAAAATATTCTTTATACTTTGTACGATTAGGAGCTTTATCAATTAATGCAACTTTCATTTTAATACTTTCTTATAGCGTATTGAGCTATTTGGTTATATATTCGGCAATAGACCTTACTTCAAGCATATCAAGCTCACCAGGATCTCTGTCGTCAGGTAATTTGATAATTTCTACAATAAAGTTCTCTGCCTCGATTAGGGGCTTTAGTGCTTTGGCAGCTTTATCGCCTGCCTCGTCACCATCAAATAGAAGATATATGTGAGTAATACCTTGTGCTTTAAATGGCAAAAGTTTTTGTTTTGTGTCGTTTTGTAATGTATTAGTGCCAAAGGCACATATTACATTCTCTAAACCTTTATCATAAAGATTTAGCATATCAAATACTCCTTCTACAATTACCATTGATTGGTAACCGCTTGGGAGACTTGCGGGAAATACAGGCATTTTAACACCGCTAGGGTAATTAACATATCTAGGATTTCCATTGCTGAGCGTATGTCTACCAACAAATACTACTGTTTTACCAGTAATATCTTTGACAGGGAAAATGATACGATCAACAAGTTTTTCTACTATGTTAGTATAAAATGCCCCAAACTGTTTTAGTGTTTGGGGACTTATTCCACGGAACTGCTTCAAGTATGGAGTATGACCACTAGGTAGTTCTAATCCAATATGACTTGTTTTTAGCTCATTCAACTTTTCCTTGAGTGCCGCAATTTTCATTGGTACAGGATTAGTAAAAACCCCATAATATTTGAATAAATTAGTTTTAAAGCCGCAACTGAAGCAATGAGCAACGCCAGTAACACGATCTACGCGAAAACTAGGATTGGAATCCTCGTGATCTGGATTTAGGCACTTAATAAGGTAGTCGCGACCTGACACACTAAATGCTAGTCCATTTTTGTTGATTAGTTCTAGTACTGGATCGCTCATTTTAATTCCATGGTAAGTCAGCTGATGTATCGTCTTGTTTTAAATCGTCTGTTTTAGTCTTTTTCCCAGCCTTCTTAACAACTTCTTTAGCGGCTGGTTTATCCACTGACTGTGGGCTAATGCGTAGGGTGTCCCAGTCAATCGGGCACGTAAATGCCATTTCCTTGCCGCCTCGAATCTTTGTTGTTTCAAAGCTGATCGCATTAGTCTCTTTGTCATGCGCTTCCATCGTAAGGGCGATATCTGCCGCATCCAAGATTCCCTTGGCAAAACGTGCCTCGCCTGTGGCATCGATTTGGTACGGAGATACAAGGACGATCTCGTACTTTCGCGCAAGATTTTTGAGTTTCTTGGATATTTCAATTTGGGGTTTCCAATCGTATTGGTCAGTGCCTTCTAGTACAATTTGGTTAATATAGTCAACCACCGCCACTTTGAGTTTATCACCGAACTTTGCTTTGGCTTTGCCAATGTGCAGGTCGATACTGCTTAGGGTCAAGTCTCGGTCATCTACAATAATCATTTGATTATCTACTTTTAGTTGATGGTTTCGTACTAGATTTTCTTCAAATTTAAATCTGTCACGATGACGCATAAAATCTCCAACAGTAGAATCAGCATCTTGGAACATTCCTGCTCGGGCTTTTACTACTCGGAGTACTTCGTCATCAGTTAGTTTGTGTTGTTTTAGGTTTTGTAAGTTAACATTAGCTAAAATTGCTAGATTACGCTCCATTGTTTCTTGGGCGGTCATTTCAATAGAGAAATAAATACTACTATTACCAGACTCGTATTGATTAACGAATATATTGCTACTAGTAATAGATTTTCCAGATCCCCGTTTACCCCCAATGAGAATGAGTTCTTGGCGAGCAACACCGCCAAGCACGGCATCAAAAGTATTATTAAGCCCAAGATATACACGTTCTTTCTCCAAGTCGTCTGGGTGGCGAAACATCATCATGTCTGCCATAGTGAATACTTTTTCACTGGTATGCGTTTTTTCTTCTATTGTTAATGCTAAGTTTGCTAAGTTATCTTTTATTTCGTTAGAATCGTAAAGCGGTAGTTTGTCTACAAATTTGTCTAATAATTTTACCGTTTCATTTTGTGTATACTGATCGATTAGCGCATCTAGCGCAACCTCAGCTGAAACGTCAGGAACCTCGGTTAAACGGAGAGTTGCTAACGTCTTTGACGCTGGACCCTCCCTTAAGGTTAATTCGAGATCGTCAAATGACGGCACAGCGCTGTATTTCTCATAATACTTATTTATAGCACCGTACAAGGAAGAGTATGCAGCGTCTAGAAATACTAATTTGAGTTTAGCCCAGATATCTAGGTTTCGCTCACTTAGCAATTTATTTAAGACTACTGCTGATGTATCCAAGATTACCCTACTTTCGATTCGTTATCAATAATAACTTGGTCAATAATTTCTGTGACTTTATAGAGTACAGACTCTCTTAATTTTTTAATATCTTGTTGATAAGCAGTATCTTTGTCATATAATAGACTCAACTGCTCATGCGTAATTAGTTGTTGCAAGCCAAAATAGATATGATCGTATGCCATTGTACTTTCAGGCATAATTTCTATTTGTGCGGTTTTACCGTAATTGTGAACGGCTTGTTTGACAACCTCTTCTACTGTAAAAGAGTCGTTGTCGTGGTATGTAATTGTAACCTTCATCTTCGACTCGCTAAAGTAAAAAAGGTCGGGAGCTTTTTGAGAACTCCCGACCAATCGTGTTTATAAAACTAGATTAAGCAGCAGCTTTGGCTTCTGCTTTAGCTTTCTTTGCAGCACCGTCATAGTCGGCAACTTTGATGCCACGACGTGTTAACAATGTGCGAAGACCACGCTCTGTTTTATCCACTGCTTTAGCAATGTCAGCAACAGTCATAGTGCTGATTTTGTCGCCCAAGGCTGTAACTGGATCAACTGT